TATTTCTTTTTGTTTTTCTCGTAACCTAAATATAGGTACAGCAATTTTAAATAAAAAAAGGCCGCCTCAAGAGGATGTCTGCCGACATCCCCTTGAAGGGTTTTCGTATTGTTGTTATGTGTTGGTTGCTTAACTATCCCAACTCATATCTCTATATCCTGCTGCCCGTAGTGCTACGGCACAGGGTGTAGCGGTGTTGAAACCTAAGTTCTTCCACCACGACATACCCAGCATTGGTGTTGCTTGGCACTTGCCACAAGGACACCTCTTACCAAGACGCTGCTCCCAACTATACAGGGGGGTCGTATTCTCTATCTCATCTAACGACATATCTACCATGTCCGTCAAAATATCCAATGAACTCAAACTTATCCGGTGAAGGATAGCCCCATTCATTCAATTCTTTTGGGTCAATGTCAAGTTTCGTTAAGACAAGTTTTCCATTAAAGTTATTCATATTTATCATCTCCTTTTGATGTAATCAATTATGTTATTCAGTTAAGACTGAGGCGGTGATATTGCAGTATCACCCCCCCAGAATTTTATGTAAGTCCGTCTCATTAGTTATTTATTCTAAGACAATTCTAAGTCTCTTTTCAACAACTAACTTATTACAATCATCACAGCATCGGCCTTGTGCTAAAGGTTGAGCATTATTACCTAATGTCCAACCCATGTTAGGCATGATGAAATGACCGCATAAGATACAGCGTATTATATTTCCGTTTTCCATATTAATTCCTTTATGTTAGATTGCCTCCCACCCCCTAGAGGGTGTTGAGGACTTGGCTGTTATCGTTATTCATCATGTGAGTCTACCTACTCTAATGACCAGAATTCTAATTCTGCATTCTCATGGAAGATTATCTTAAGGATTAGTGTATCGTTTCTCATACTAAACCCCCAAGTTCTTCTTCTCTTCTGCATAATAGATAGTGGTGCATTCATCAGAACAGAAGGGAATGAACCCGCACCCCATGATAGGGGCATGAGTTTTCCAGTCTGCTCTTCGTGGCTTGTCACATTCTTTGTTATAGCATATGTCTTTCATATTCATTTTATCATTTCCTTTGGTGAGGCTATCCCCCCCTCCGCCATCACACATGGTCATTAGGGGGGGGTTTCGTCTCAGTCGCTCAAGCGCCTTACTTTTGAGGTCATCCTGTAATTCTGTCTTTAAGGATTAGCGTATCTCAGATTATGGTTAGTGTAAGTTCGGCAGTATCACCGGTAAAGAATTGGAAGGTGTTTTTAGTTCCATCTTCTTCTTTCCCTGTGATAGTGATTACCTTATACGGTGTGCCACAATCGAGAGTATGATTTTCCTCAGTTACCACTAAACTTGTTACTCTGTGCATATCTGTATTCATTTTATCATATCCTTTTATTCTCTGCTTATTTTTAGATGCGTTCCGAGATTTCTAACATCTTCGTCTTGGGTCTTTTTAGAGACCAATGACTTCTATCGTTTCTATTTTTTTACGATAGTTCGCCCCTTTTGGCATGGGTGCTAAACCCATGTGCTACTACGCATTTTTCAGCGATTCGCAGGTCACGAAGGTAATCCTCTTTCTCAGGATTCCGACGGGGCGCGCCTTGCGCCCTATTTGATGATAGATGCTCATAGTATGTAAAGGTTTTGGTGTGGCGTTTACTGGTGGTTTTTTGGTATTTTTTACACACCGAGTGTAGTGTGTTGCATTAGGTGTAGTCTACTACACTTAGTGCCAAAAATACACCGATACACACCGGCTACCCCGCCTAGCATCACGAACAATTTGTAATATTTTTTTGAAAAAATTTTTACACTTTTTTTCGCCAAAACCTAACTCGCTTGCCCATTACGGTTCTATACTCATCTTCCATGTCGCTCTCTAGACGTTTCATGTATTTGTAAAGTCCGCACGAATGTAATTGAGTCCATCGGGCAGGAACGCCTTCGTTCACCCGCCAAACAACTTCATCATTGGTTCGCCACTCACAAAAGTAGTCACCGGACTCCAATTCTTTCAATCTATCTAAATATAGTAGTTTTTTACTTTTAGGCCCGAATACTGTTCTCATAATCTTCTTCTCTCCATTACTCTTCCCCCAACGCCGGTATTTTTAGACCTACGAATCTTATGAGTTCCACCTAACCATTGTCCACCCGTCATAGTTTTCATAACAACCGGCATATCAGGAATCTTATATGTAAATTGGTCTATTGCGTGGGCAAAGGCCATTACTGTATCGTTGTGAACTCCTAAGTCCACTATCAAACCATCACGCCATGCGTGTAGTCTCATTTCTTCTAAAATAATCTCAACCATCCTTCTAGTCTCGTCATCTCCATAGGGAAATGTAACCATCTCTCTTTCAAACCAAACCCTAAGTCTATTTAGTAATCCTTGCTTCAAAGTTCTGTTGCCTACCTTACTTGGTCTATAATCTACAACCGCACCTTTCTGAGCAAGCAAACTTTCGTACATCTGTTGGAAACCAACGTCCTCAACCGCCAATGCACAATTTCCATATCTTTTAACCCATTCGATTAACATATCGGCTTGTTTATCAGGGGGGAAGTCGTTACGTCTCCACATATTAACAAAATGAACAAAACCTTGTTCGTCCTGTCTGAGAACTATCATTACGCTATAATCCTTACCTAAACCGTGTGCGGGGTCAAAACCAATAACATATCTGTTGTTATCTAACTTATCTGTCTGTATGGTGTGTTCCATAATCAAATTCTTGCGAATTAGGTTGTTAGGGTATACTGCCGCGTCATCATCTACTACTCGACATAGGTATTCTTGTGAAAACTCTAAATCACCTATTGCATCTTTCTGTTCTAACAAAAACTTAATACTACGGTATTCAGGCCAAAGTGCTTTAGGGGTTATCTCCCCATCGCTAGACCTCCACTCGTCATAATTAACTATACCACTCCAAGTACCGCTTTTCCAAGTTTTCTTACTAAGCATCTCAGTATGGTATAAATCTGTCATAGACATAGGAGTACCAACTACATAAAACGTAGAACCGGGACTCAACATGGGAGTAATAGCCTTTCTAAACCATTGTTGTAAGGTATGAGGATTCATTTCATCAGAATCAACTAAAACATCATCGAATGCTACACAAGAAGGATGTTCGCCACGAATTGCCGAACCAACAGAGGTAGCCATAATCCAAGAACCATTTGTGAAATACATTTCAGTCTTGTTACCCCTTTTGGGGTCTAGATACCTAGATAACTGAGGATGCTGTTTCATGTCGTCTCTTATCTCTTGTAATCTCCTTATGGCAGTATCTTTACTAGCAGAAATCAACCAACAAGTAAAAGGTTTACCATTTGCCTTCTTTTCAAACAAACATTGGTGTAATAGTTTTACTCTAAGAGTAGTTGACTTACTATGGTCACGGGGCGCAATAATACAAACACGATGTACTTCCGCGTCTTGTCTATCACCGTACATCTCTATCCACTCACCAATATGCTCTCCCCATGTGTAACCTAACCATTGATAGAAGTAACGAATATCGTCACGGCTTCTCTCCATAGAAAAATCTTGCATAAAACCCATAATATCATCTCGGATGTAAGTCTTTTTTGTTACAGTAAGGACATATTCCTTCTACTGCTAAGTGCATTTGCATACGGGGGGCTTCCCACCCACAAGACCAACATTTAGCACTAGTCCAATTACTCATCATGTATCACCGGGGCAAAGAGACTACCTATCAATCCCTCTTCTTTATCAATTATATAAGCAGAAAGCCCTGCTTTAGCCATAACAAATCCGTTACGGCTATGGTATCTATCCTCTCCTGCAAGGCTAGGAAGTTGAATTATTAAACAACCACCCATCTCTCGCATTTGTTGATGATGTAAATGCCCGTGGAACCAAAGTTTGTGTGAGGTATCTCCCCAAGCACTTCTCTGCTCATGTGCCATCAAAGCATTTAGTTTATTCATAATTTTACCATCACCGTGAGTAAAACCAATTAAATTATTACCATAAGTGACATATTGCCGTACTTCAGGAGAAACTACTACATTTACATCTTTACAGTCTTTGTAATAAGCGTCAAGATACATCATAAGCATAATACTTGTATGTTTATCGTGATTTCCACCCATAAATATTAATTCAACATCCGAAACCGTTCTTAGAAGGTCAATGTGTTGCCTAGCAAGGTCACATCCTTCCATAAGTATTTGAGCAGGGGTTGCTGCCATATCTTGAGGTGTACCAGCAGTAGTTGTGCCAATGTCGTTATCAACATGAAACCAATCACTTCCAATACCAACATAAAACTTTTCAGGCTTACTAGGAAGTCGTGCCAAAAGTTCTTCTGTCTTAGTCAATACTCTATGTCGTGCCTCTTCTAAATCATAATGTTGACCAACTTCGTCAATCCAACCATATTTACCAAAATGTAGGTCTGTTGGTGAAAGAACAACTGCAAAATCACCAGCACGTTTAACCTTACTCCTCTTTACGGAAGCAGGCTTCCAGTTTGCTGCTATACCCAAGAAATCCTTCTTCACAGTCTCGTTAAAAAGCGTATATTTCATAGCGTCTTTCTCAACTTGCTTCCAACGCTTACCCTCTGCCTTCTTTACAATCTCTATTTTACGAAGAGACAGTATCTCATCTACTAAATCATCTACGGTGTTATCTGTTATCTCTTCATCGGTGAATGGTTGCATACCATGCTTCCATTTGTTTGCGCGAATATATTCACTCATCCAAGAAGAAGGCATTTCAAACTCTCTAGACATTTCTTCTATTGTTAAGTTAGTACCCATGTCAGAGTATGCCTTTTTCATGGCTCGATGCTTTTCACCGTCAACTACATACAGTCCATCTAAGGATTCCATAACAACTAAATATTTATCTGCTGCTTTATCGTGATATACCCTTGTTCTATCCTCAGAAACTCCTGTATAATCGTTTTTTGTCCTAAAGGGAGTATTACCCTCTTTCATCCAACGCTGAATTGCTGAACGCCAAGCATTTTTTGACCTCTTCGGTTCAATATCATGTAAAAACTCAGCAAACTCGCTGATATTATTAAATTGCCTATCTTCCGCAAACTTCTCTATTAGGTCTTTGCCACCATGCACCCTTCGCATATATTGTGTTATTTGGGGAGGATATATAAGCATTACGTCAATACTTTTTATTAATTTGGTGTTTTACAAAATAAATAAACCGCTAGACCGAAAGCCTACTCGCAATTAATTTTATTTCTTCTTTAGTATGTATGGTAAAGGCTCCTACCCTCTATTAGTTACCGTAGGTAACTTCTCTATACTAAAGAAAGAATAAAAGAAATAAAAATAAATAGAGCAGTAAAGCGTTTAATTCTTTCAGTAAACAGTAAAAACAATAAAATTAATAAAAAAGACCATAATAAGTATTAAGTATCAATTATTACTCCATTATAACATGGCAGAGCGTAGCAGGTGGAATATCTTTCGAGGAAAGACAGGAAAAAGTAATCCAAATCCAATAATAGAGAGAGCAGGAATGATGATAGAGCCCTTCAACCAAGTGGCGGGTGTACCTGATATAGTACGCGATACAGAAAGGTTGCGAAAGGATAGTAACCATGATAATGAGTTCGACCTTTATGATTCTATGTTAAAATTAGACCCTGAGTTAAACGGTGCTGTTCGTGCAGTATCTCTTACCGCCAATAATTACGAAATAAACTTCTCTCGTGGCAAAAACGCACAAATTAGAGAAGCAGTACGCGAACTTGTTGAGGACACACTTGATTTCGACGATATTATGATAAATGCTATGAGAGGACTAATGGTTTATGGAAATGACATAAATAAAATAGTTGGAAAGCAAGGAATTGGAGTTACTAACATTCAAAGCCTACCAATCAAACAAATAACAATTGTTGATGAGAGAGGCGGTTTAGGTTCTTACTTCGTTGCTGATGAAGATAACCCAGTTATCAATGCTACAACATATATGCTGAGAGAATCATGTCCTTATGAAAGAGCAATTTCAGCAAAAGAAATACTACACATAAAAATAGATTTCCGTTCAAATTGGTTTACTGACAACAAGTTACGCAAGACATACGGTGTATGGGGTGCAAGTAGATTCACGTCGCTAAAACAACCAATACGCATGAAATATAATAGTATGAACAACAGGGTTTCTTTAGAGGACTCGATGACAAAACAATTCATAACAATAGACAAATCTGCCATCGAACACATACAAGACCCAGCCGAGCAAGCACAAAGGCTACAACACATTATGGATGAGGTTATCACGCTATTCGAGTCACTAAGAGGCGACCAAATACCAGTATTACCACATTACGTTGAACTACATCACGTGGATGTTGGTAATAGTTTACCAAATAACACAGGATTCTTAGATACCATAAATGCAGATATTGCTGCGGTACTACAAGTTCCTAGAGTAGCGGCAGGGCAAGAAAAGGGGTCAACCTTTGCTGCAACATTCAACGCTAATCTTTGGGCTGTCCAAGCAATCAGCCGTATGCACAGAATATTGAGTGAATCGGCTACTAAGATATTTATGATGCACTTAGACTTACTAGGTATCTCTTACCGTAAGCAAGATTTGCCTACAATAAAGTTTGAGGCTATGGATAGCGAAACACCACTAAATATCATGCAAAGAACCGTTCTGGGTTACAATGCAGGACTTATGACACTAAACCAATCACTAGATTTACTTAACTTGCCAAGCGCAGGTGCAGAAGGTGAAGAAAGAAAGAGTATGGAAAAAGAAGGCGTAGGAGAATTGCCTAGAGAGAACTCACAAGATGGAGCAAGCGATAATGCACTTGTGGATTGAGACCTTTATTCCAGTATTTGAATACATGACCGTATTCCTTATTCTTTTAGCACTAGGGTGGTATATTAAGGGTAATTTCTCAAAAGTATTAATAAGACGTAAGGGGAGTGGAGATAACATGACTGAAGTTAAGATGACCAACCCCAATGAAACCCTCATGTTAACTTTTGGTATGGGTGTTGTTATGGCTTGGGTCATTATAGCAGCAACGGCTTCTTACTTTAGTATAGTCGAACAAAGGGATATATCAGACAGTCAACTAACAGTTATTGGGTTATTAGGAGGCCCAGCACTTTTGGTTATTACAACGGTTCTTGATTTGTTTAAGGGTAAAGAAAGTGCAAAAATCGCAGTATTACCTGACAGACTATCTGCTGATGTTGAGTCGGCTAACGCCACAAGGGAACATGTAAGATTACAAGAGGACTTAAAATTGAAGCATGACTTAGAAATGGAAAGAATGCAAAAACAACACTCATTAGATATGGAAGCATATCGAGTTACTAACGGCAAACCAAAGGGGACTAAGAAATGAATAAGTCACTATTTTGCTCTTTTTGTACATTAGGTAATTGCTGGGAATGCAAAAAGGATTGATATGTCGTTAGATGCAGAGGGTCTGTATCTAGAAATATTAATATTTATTGGAATTGTAATTCGATAGGGTATAATTACATTGATAAGACGAACCCTCGCTGACATTACTATGACTTGTACGTGTGGCTGCGATAAAGAATCAAAAGAAGCAGCAGATGTTTGTGCTGTTGATGAAGAACTGGTTGATGGCGTTTGTCAGAGAGTATCAGTTACCATAGACCTATTCTTAGATAATGTTGAAGCAAAAGTTAGTGCTGAAACAGGAAAGACGTTGTATGAGATTAGAGGAGTAGCATTCCACGAAGGTATGAACAAAAACAACTGGTCTCTAACAGAAGAGGGCGCAAAAAGCGTCGCACAACAGATGAAAGACTCAGATTTAACACTATCACACCCCGAAGCCAACGAAAGTGGTGCGGGATTCACAAGAAATGAAGATGGTATAGAAGAATCAAATGTCGGAAGAATAGTCGGCGCTACATTCTTTAAGACCGAAACAGGATATGAAGTTCGCTATGTCGCACACGTAACAGAGGCAGAATTATTCCCCAGTTTAGAAGCCGGAATATGGAAGGAAGAAGGCTACGGAGTTAGTATAGGAGGCTCAGGTGTCCCTGTACAGGCAGACGAAAACGGACTAGTATTCGGTGAAGATTTTACTTTTGACCATTTAGCGTTGGTAGTAAAGCCCGCTTATGATAGGGCTAACGTAGAAACAATACAAAAAATTGAAGTTGTTGAAGAAATGATTGCGAACGAGCCAACCTTTATAGGACATTCAACGGCTGACGATAATCAACCAACGGTGATTACTATGACAGACACAGAAAATACTGAAATAAATTACGAAGCACAAATCGAAGCAATTCAGGCAGAGTTAGTTTTTGCTAACGGCCGAGTTGCGGAGTTCGAGGCAGAAGTGGCCTCAAGGGTAGAAGAAGAAAGAGTGTCTTTAGTATCTAAAGCATCTGAATTAGGAATGTCAGGTCATGATGACCTTTCAGCCCCAACTCTTGAAACACTAATCACATCATGGGAAGAAGCACATCCTGCTCCTGCCCCTGTTGAGATGACACCTATTGCATCAGAGGTAAAGCCTACCGAAGAAGTAGTCGAAGCATCTGAAACCCCACAAGTATCAAATTACTTGAATGGAAAAATGGTTTCAAATGACGAAGCAGTCTACGCAAAGGCATTTAATCTTTGGGCAAACACATGGAATAAAACACTCGCTGGTGCGGAAAAGACACGAATGTCTGCTCCCCACTACGACACAATTAAGGAGATGAAGTAAAATGGCAGCATATTCAGGAAACGACCCGGTACACGTGACAGATATAGGAGAAACATTCGCAAGCAAAGGACTTTTAGTTAAGTACGACGCAAGTGGTATTCTAATGACAGCAGCAGTAGGAGATACACCAATCGGCTACACTATGGCAGAATCAAGCAGAGATGCAGATAGTGCTTTGGAAGCAGCAGGAACAGGAACAGTTTCAGTAGTTGCACTAGATGGCGTTTGTTATCTACAAGCAGCAGCAGCAATTTCTGCTCCTAAGTTCGGACTATCTATCTATACCTCACAAACTGCATCCGGTAACGGAACAGTTGATGATGATTCATCAAACTCAGCAACCTTTGTAGGTTACTACTTCGGTGGAGAAGGCGCTATTGCAGCAGGAGATTACATCCCAGTATCTTGTTAGATATATGGAGTAAAATATAGGAGAGATTAATATGAACGATACATTAGAAGAAATACTAAACCCAACAGCAGCAGTCGGCCCATTTTCTGTCGGAGATGCAGTCTTAGAGCAAACGCTTCGTGACTTCATTCAACTACAATCTAACACAATCGCTATCGCAACTGATTTAGTCGGTGTGCGTAATGTGCCTTGGTTAGAGTTTAAGTGGTATACAGGAGTAGTAGGTACATTTACTTACCCACTCGATGATGTCGCACTAACCGACCCAACCAATCTTGGAACAGAAAACTACACAACCAAACTTGAGAAGGGTCAAGGTCGTGTTACATTCTTGGACGCAGTTCGCCTACGTGGTGAATCATTCGAGAACATCGACCGTCAACAACTTGCAATCGTAAGAGCAAGGGCTGACACAATTGACAATCACATCTTAGCAAAACTATACGCTGGAGCAGGCGGAACATCAGTTGCAGCAACACAAGTTTTCGGACACGCAAGTGCTGATGAAGAAGGAGACATACTAAACGGTATGGACAACATCTTCGCAGACGGCAGAGTAAGTGGTAACGAACCACTTGCACTAGTATTACCTGCTGACACAAGAAGTGCTATCCTAAACACAACTCTTTACGGAAACGTAGTTGAGTCACTAGGCGACCACTTGGCACGAATTGCATCTATGTCTATCTCTTACACAAGAGATTATGGAAGCGGCAACGCAATCGGTAACGATGCACTAATGCTAATTCCGGGCGCAGACACAGCAGAGTTCTTCACATACAACGGCACAGGATTTACCGAGACAGAATTAACTCGACTTCCGGGCGTTGGATATGATTGGCTACTTACCTCTTACATGGGAAGCGTTATTCACGAACATCAAGATGGCGCAACTTCTGGAAAGAACAAGCGTATACTAAAGATTACTGGTGTCCGTGCTTAGAACGGAACTGGTGATTTTTGATGCCGGAAAAGAAAGTAACTAAGAAATCTGCCCCAAAAAAGGCAGCAAAGCCATCTAAGGCTTCCTTAGCGACTAAACTAAAAGACGCAGGTATTTTATTGCCTGAGTCAGCAAAAGTAAGTGAAATGGAACATCGACTAAAGCATTGGAAAGGTGGAAATGGTTACTTGGTAAGAGTGCATCGAAATGCGGGAAGTAGGTTTAAAGACCACCCTCTTGCATTATTAGATTCACCTAGAAAGGCACTATATTGGCTTCCCCCAAGTGACATGACTGATAAAATACTCGCAACACAAAGAGTAGTTATAGTAGGTCGCTCAGACAAACCTTCATCTAACACTATATTCGTAGATGTCCCAACGGACTATAAATGAATGTATGTTGAGGTGAAGTAATGTCGTATGATGTCGGAGAATTAGTAGTAGACCAAAACACTACTATTCTTGATACAAACATTACAGCAAATCAAATACGTGATTTACTAAATAGACCTAGAGGTCTTAATGGTGCTACTATTATAGAATATCTCAACATAAGGATTCCCGAAGTGCAAAAGAAAGTACGCAAGGCAACCTATGTAGGTGTAAATGCTACTAACGCACCACTCACCTCACATATAGAATCAGCAATCAAATTTATGGTATGCGTAGATTGTTTGCGAGTTCTCATAGATACCATACCTGCCGTTGTTCCTGAAAAAGAACAAGGTACATCGGATATACGTTACAATCAACAATTAGCCTCATTTGAAAGGCAAGCGAAGTCGCTATTAAGTGCAATAGAAGAGAAAGGCGGCACGGCATTTTATACAAAAGCCACATCCGCTAAAACTAGCGGAACAACAAGTGGCGAATTGTCAGGCTCTCTCTCTTCTAAGTAGAGGTGAGATGAATGGCAATAAGAACATGGGATGGAAGCGAAAACACTCTCTGGTTAAATGCTAATAATTGGTCAGGTGGCGCTGTACCCGTAGCGGGAGATAGTGTTGTTTTTGATGATACCTCAGACGGGTCTTCCGGCGCTAATTCTTGTGTTATGACTGCTGAAACATACCCCCCCGCAAATCCCGGTGGAGTTTTCCATGATATTACAATAGCGGCTAATTGTACTGTTAAATTACAAACAGTAGGAACAGTAAATATTAATTTGGACGGCGCTTTGACAGTTGCTAGGGCTGATTCCCTTCAATTTAGTTCTGGTGCTACCAATGTTACATTTTCAGGCAATCCTTCTATTGATACATTTGATGGTGCGGGAGCAGTCTATACATCAGCCCAAGTTAGTTTTACCGCAAATACAAGTGTGTGGAATACAGGTAGAGATAGTACCACCTTTAATTTTGGTTCACAACCCTTTTCTATGGTAGATGGTGTTTACCCAAACATTACATACACCGGAACACTAAAAGCCAAGAAAATATACTCTAATGCTACGCGAACTGAGTTCAATAGTTATGGTTCTGTTGATATGTTGAGATTTAGTGGTGGGTTAGTAAACTCTACTAACTATGATATATACGATTATACCAAAGAGTTCTTGTTTGAAGGTAGTTTAGCGACCATTGGAGAAACCTTTAGGTTCGGTCATACCACCGCTAGATTTAAGACGCTTAAAACATCATCTTATGGCGAACTTGTTTTTCCTGTTACAGGCTCAACATCCTTCGGAAATACCACCACAAAAAACTTTTACGCCCAATATCATAAATTACAAATAGATGCTAACGATGTTATTGACAATTATTGGCAAATACCATCCGGCCTCGTAATAGATTGTAACGAATTAGTTATACGTGACGGTGGCAGACTATACGGAGAAGTAGGCGACGGAAATAAGGCTGCTTCTATTCGCTCAGTAAAAAGACCAACCATCAGAGGAGATTGGAACTTTAGGCAAATAGCAGATGGGGTTTATGAAACCATAGGTGGTATCACTAATACTTCTGTTTATTATGGTGGAACAGGATTACAAACAATACCTATTGGGTCAATACTTTATGGTAATGGTAATGGAACAATATCGTTACTAGGAATAGGTGATGTCGGACAGGTCTTAAAGGTATATGACTCTGGTAGTGGCGTACTCAAACCAAGATGGGAGACCCCATGATGATGAACCAAAACTATAATACAGCAGCCCATGCGTATGGTAATTTACCGGCGGAGCGTGTCAGGAAGGAGTGGTGAATATGGTAGAGAAACTAACTGACAATAAAAACATTTTCCTAACTACTGAAAGTGAGAGATTAGCGGTAACTCCACACACTCAACACGTGTTTAAAGACGCTGACGCAGGATTCTTATTCTATGGTGATGGTTCTACGGTAGGAGGAACTAGTGTAGACGTAAGACCTTCAGCAACAAAAACCGCAAACTATACTTTAACAAGAAAAGACGAAGGAAAATTAATAGTTTGTAATTCTAGTAGTGCTTTTACCTTAACAATACCCACAAACGCTGTAATACCTTATCATGCAGACAAGACTGAATTACATATTTTTAATATGGGTACGGGCGCAGTAACTCTTGCAGGTGCAGGCGTAACAATAAATGGCACTACTAACATAGTTCAGTATATGAAAGCAGTTGTTAGAAAGGTAGGTACTGACACATGGGCAGTTCTTGCTAACTCAGGGGATGTTGAGGGTGTGATTGCAGGAACAGGTTTGAGTGGAGGTGGTACTTCCGGTACTGTAACCCTAACTAACACAGGTGTAACATCCATAGTAGCAGGTACTAATATTTCTATAAGTGGTGCTACGGGTGCAGTAACAGTTACAGGCACAGATACAAACACTCAACTTTCTACCGAAGCAGTACAAGATATTATTGGTGCTATGTTAGTTGGTACTGAGACAAGAATAGGAGTGGTTTATGATGATACTAATGGGCGTATTAATTTTGTTGTTGATGATATGACCGCAAACGATAACACTCAACTTTCAACGGAACAGGTGCAGGACATAGTTGGCGCTA